TTTCGTGGTGGCATTGCCCGAGGAAGTGTGCTAATCGCTCGGGTGTATTGATGCCGAACTTGGACATTACGTACCAAAGTTCGGCTTTTACCTTGTCGGGTATGCTTAGGTCGTCTAGGTTCATTTGTTGAGCAATCTTTTCAACTCAATGTTTTCTGACTCAATCTTTCGGACATGGGTTTCCATTTCGTCAAGTTTCTCGCGTAGTGCTTGTATTTCCCTTCTCATTGCCTCTATCTCTAGCTTTTGGGCTTCTGCTGTTTCCTGCCACATGGCAAGAACCGCTTTGGCATTCTGTATCTCGGCAGATTCCTTTTGGATTTTACCACCGGTGAGCCATCCAATGACTCCTGCAATGACTGCGGTTACTGATTCGGAAATCGGGAAGTCCATTTTGTCTTTGTTTTATAAGGTAGTTAGTGCTTGGGGAATGCGTACTTGCGGAAGGTAGCCATCGTTAGAGAGTCGTAAGGGCAGCGAGTTCTGCGTTGGTTAAGCGAGTGGTGTAGAGGGATAAGGCACTAATCCTTTGGTTGCCGTTCCCCTCAAAAAATCCAGTCGGGTTGATATTAATCTGAGTTAATGCAGCAGTAAAAGAGAATGCAGTTGGACTCGTCCCAATTTGAACCCCATTGATATACAAAGCGCTTTCGCCAGTCTTGTATGCAACCGCTATTTTCAGATTTCCTGACACGGTGCCTGATGCTGCTATAGTTAAAGCTGTCGATGGGCCAGATGTGTATACGGCGGTTTGAATTATATTGCTAGAATTCTTGCTTATTGATACAGTATTTGCTGTGGCCCTTGCAAAGCAAAATAAATCACTTGCCCCGCTAACAAGTGCATCTGTTTCCAAATAAATCGTCCCCTCCGTTTGCCCGATGCATCCGCTGACTGCGCCTGTTACGCTGATAACTTCTGCGTCGCGTGTTCCACTTGTGGTTGTTGTGGGGATGTAGGAGGTGGCGATGGAGCCTGTTTCAAGTTGTGCGCCAAAGATGTAGCAAGTATCACCGCTCGCAGTACTTGGAAGGTTTGCAGTAACGACCGAAGTTGGCCTAATTGTTAAATTGGCGGAAGATGGCGTATAGGATAATTGAACCGTTAAAGAACATCTATACCAACCGTTTCCGTAATTCTCAATCCCAGAACGAATAAATGTAAATCCAGCACCCACCGTGCCGCTTGTTCCGACTGCCCCCGTATCAAGTCTAAATGACTGACAAACACCTGAGGAATAATTAGTGCCCGTCCCTTCTTGAAAAACAAGCGTTACACCGCTTGATTGAGTTCCCAACTTTGCGAACAAAGAGAAGGTTGAAGTTACTCCGCTCGTAAGGCCTGCAGCAAATGTTTGACGAATCCTGGCTGTATTAGCGGTTGCTTCAATTAAAGTTCCTGAGTTATTATTACTTGGCGATGTGAATCCGCTTGTTATGTTTAGGTTCGTCTGTCCCCAAGTTGTTGTAAAATTCTCGCTCTGCAACGCCAAGTTCGACCCACTCGCCTCCACCAAGAGAGCAGGGCAGCCAGCCGTTCCTCCGCTGGTGTAGTAATCCAAGCGAGGCACACCGCTTGCAACGCTTTCAATGAAGCCAGCCGAATTGAATCGGGTCGCAGTCGTTGCACGGGTAACGTTGAAGTCCCCCGAACTTGCCAATACAACGCCAGCCGAAGTCGTAGCGATTTGGGTGTAAAGTTTGCCCGTCTTGAAGCGAGCAGGGACGATGAGTAATGATGGGCTTGCAGGCATCTGCTATGCGTTTAAAAGATTATACATTCGGACTTCGAGGCAGTTGATGAAGCGAACCTCCGCAGCGTCAGCCGAGTCGGTATTCGCCCGTTGCATAAACGGCTGCCAAGAGTTGGAATAAAAGACGAAGAAAGCGTATGATTGGAAGGAGTTAAGGAATCGGGTTTGGAGGCATCCATTGACCGCAGCCTCGGCAGGCAAAGCCCCGTCAGCGTCTGCACGTTGGTTGAAGGCAAGCCAAAACGGATTGCCACCGCCAAGCAGTTGGTTGGTTGGATAGCCGTAGCCGTAGCCGATTAGCATCGCTTAGAGGAATGTGAAACCGATAACCGAACCGACGCTTGGAGTTACCGCAGTAATCTTGCCGCCATTGCGACCGCTTATCACGATGCCAGCGGATATGGAAGCCCCCGAAAAGTTGTAAGCGGTTAGCAGGTTCTCGCTTCCAGTTCCAGTAAGGGTCGTGAAAGTCGCAGCGGTGTTGACTACAAGGAAGTCGTAGTTCTTCCCGGTAACGGTTCCATTGATAAACTCCATCGTACCACCTTGGCCGAGCATTTGTTGCAATATGGGTGTAGGCATTTTTTAGCGTTTAATTGTAAATGTAGATTAGACTGGAATTTCACAAACGGAGTGAGAGTAAGGAATCTCAAATGTCATCGTCGCCTGCCACCCTGCGGTGCGGTCGTCCCGGCTCTCTACAAAGCGTGTAAGGCTCACGCTGGATGAAAGGGTCCAGTCCTCGCTTGGGTCGTTTGTAAGGCTTGAAATGAAGTCCTGTGCTATCTGCAACTGGTCGCTTAAGACCTCGTCCTCGTTGTCCTGCCAACCCAGCGTAGGGCTGCCTGAAACCACTCCGCCCATCGGCTTAATGGACTCAACTCTATCACTAAAATATACCCCAACCACCAAGTCCAAAGTCCCAGCGTCAGTAGTTGCTGACTGAACGTCCGCAAAAACGAGCGGATAGACGATGCGTTCACGGCTTGGGGTTCGCAGGTTGATGGTGTTGTCCGTTCCTATCGCCAACGGGTCGCCCGTCCCGAAGGAGTTGACCTGAGGATGAGCATTTGCAAGGTCCAGCAGGGCTTGCTTGATTTTTATCCAAGACATAGTTTTGCAGTTTCAGTATGTTTTTTTTATGCGCTCCCATGCTTAGCAGTCGTTACACGCCCCGAATTGTCCGTAGGGGTAGGGGTAATCCAAGTTGCTGATTCCCATTCGCCTGTTGCGGTCTAAGACCATCCCTGTTCGGTAGTTGGTAGCGTTCGGGTAGATGGTATCCAAAGCAGATGGAGGCGAGTTCCAAAGCGGATAGGAGTTGCGGTTCTCCATGAGGTAGCGAGTAATGCGTTCGGAGTACCACTCCGCATCGTTCTTCACTTTGTCGGTCAGCCGGGTAATCTCTTCCATGCTCATTTGTGAGGACTCTTCGCTCGTTCTACGGACCATCCCCTTGTTCATGTACTTGAACGCAAGGACCATGGGCAATTCGTAGTAAAGCCACTGAATCATAGCCGGCTGAATGTAGTCCTCCAAGAGCGTTTGGTTGAGTGCAGACGTTGAACCGCTGACCACCTGCGTAACCAGTTCCCCGTAGAGTGCAGAGCCAACGATGGGCTGAATCCGCATCTCCTGCACCTTGATGACCGTTGGACGGATTTGGGTGTAGGATACGTTCTCGTTGATTATCGAGTTGTCCAGCAGCGTTTCTTCGCTTATGAATAGTGCCTTCATGCCTTCGTGATTTTATTGCCTTTACGGATTACCAACTGCTGCTCCCATACATGCCGACATTGGGGGCGATTCACTCCGCTTGGAGTGTGATACCAACCGCCTCTGCGATTCCATACGGAATATCCCATGATCGCAGAAATCCCGTCGATGTCCTCCCTCGTGTAAACCTTGCCTTGCCCGGCTAAGTCAAGCATCACCTTGCAGAACTCACGGCTCGAGCCTTTGTCCTTGTTGCTGAATCCTGTGGCCCATGCGTACTTGTAGCGGACTTCCAAGACTGGCTCTGCAACTTCCTTCACGTTCTTTGGAAGGTTCTGCTCGGCAATGTTGTCTACCGCCCGGCTGATTGGGTAGCGGTCCTTGGTGATTAGGTAGGCGACACGCTTGGCGATCTTCGCTTTGCTAACTCCGAACTCCTTGGCCATTTCTTCAACGCTTGCGTCCCGGTTCTTCTTGCGGTAGGCTTCAATCTTCTTGTCAAGTTCAACCTCTTCTTCGCCCAGTTCGGCAAAGGCTAAACGGATGTTTTCGTCGATGTTGGTGTCAAACCGCATCGGCTTTGAGTGCATCACATGGTAATTGTCTGCATGGCATCCGAACTTGCTTGCAACAACCTCCAAGACTTTAAACTCTTCGTCGCCCCATCCGTAGTCTTCGTCGTCTTCTTCGCCCCAAGTCGGTTCGCTAAACTCTTGGGCCTGCACTCCGAGCATCGTGTCAATCTCTTGGGCTGATAGACCGAAGCCGGCTGACAACATGGTACGAGCCATTTCAAGAGTGATTTTCTCCTGCATATACTGACGCACGATTCGCATCAGGTTTTGATACTCCCTGCCCGACAACTTTTTGATGTTGTCGTTTGATGCCAAGCCTTGCGGTGCAGTAGGTTCAGGGCTGACCTCTACGGCTGCAGTTGCTCCTGCAAGACCCGAACCCTCTGCCTTTGCAGGCAAGGACACCAAGGCCCTAATTTCGTTGGCTGACATGGATTCCAAGACCTTGTTGGCAACCAACGGAGAGAGTGAATTGATAGCCGTGATAACGTCTTGAACGCTTGATTCGGTCTTGATTTCAATCGGTGGCAAGCCTGCCTTCTCACGCAGTTCTGCTGGGGTCATGGCTTGAAGGAGAGCCTGTTCGCTCAACTGCTCCGTGATGGGATTGGTAGGAATTAACTCCATGCCTTCCACACCGTTGAAAGACCCCAAGTAATTTATCATTCTTTCGACCTTCTGCACCCGGTCGTTGACGTAGGTGGCCTTGAATAGTTCGTAAGCCTCGACCAATTCGTTGCGTCCACCCAATTGGCCCTCGGTCTTGACTCCGAATAGCATGGGGTTGGTTACACGGTGGGCAATGAATATCTCCTGCTGAATGGCTTTGTTCAGTATCTCAAACTGCTTATCCATGTCGCTCGGTGTGAGCGGTTCAAGTGTCGGGGCCTTGGCTGCATCGTCGTTGAAGGTTACAACAAAGCGACCAGCGTTGTCCGTTCCCGAAAACTTGCGTTTGATTTGACGCTCGATATCGCCCTGTTCTTCGGGGGTCGGGATTCCGTTGTTGAAGTTTATCAAGTATCCCCCCCAAAAGTTGTTGCGGAGGTTGTTGTTATGGAAGTTAGCCACTTGCACGTCTGCTTCAATCCAAGCATTCCCCCCGATGTATTCAGGTAGAGGATAGTGCTTCACGCCAGCAGCATAGACCCTGTAATAAAACAACTGCTTACCGAGGCGGTTCTCAGGGTCGAATGCAGGAATCTTTTCGATGTCGCCAACCTTCGGAAACAACTGCATCATATCGTCGTTGTACCAGTCAGCCACCTGAAACATCTTCTCCTCCTTGTCAACACGGATTTTCTCAAACGGGACGTGTTCCATCTTGGCGATGGTTCCCAACTTGGACCAAGTAACCGCAACCGCAAAGCCGTTGAATAACTCCAAGTCAAGGACCAGTTTCTCGGTGATGTCGTTCAAATCCTCCGTGCTGGAAAGTCCGTCGAAGAACTTGATGAACCGGGCCTGCTGCTCCACGGTCAAGTCATCTCCTGCCTGCCATCCACCGCCCATGATGTAGTTCACCTTGCCGTTGACAATGGCGTTGTGCTTTGACGACCTGCGATAGTTGTCGAGCAGGTAGTAGGGGTACTCGTTGGCAAAGCCGTAGGTGATGTACTTGCCGGAGCGGTTCTCCAGCATCACGGGGACCTTATGCTCTATCCCCAACCATTGGGTGAAGTGTTGAGTAGATTTATTACTCATAGCGTGTGGGCATTAAAACTGATGGATGAGATGGTAATCGTTCTAACACCATCAATTGATTTTACATAGATTGAAAATTCATCATTGGTATTTGCTATCAAAAAGGTTTCCAAAACTACTTGATGGCCTTGGGTATGGCTCAAAGTAACTAGTGCTTCAGATGAGCTGATTTGTACGTCATTTTTGTAAATAGCCCAAACGTAATCATCGCCATTTGCCCCCGAAAAAGTTAGATTTGCACTCACCCTAATTGCAGCGGATAGCGTCCCCGTGTAGGTGATTGATGGCCCCGCAATTGTTGCAACTCTTGAAAAGTTGTTGGTTGATAGAATGTTGTTGCCTGTTTGAATCAGTAATTTGTCAAAAGCATTATTGGTCGTTACAAATGACCTATCACTAGCCGTAGCAACCGAAGCATAGCCACGCTCGATGTCAAGCGTTGCGGTGTCTGCAAGGTCGTCGAATAGGCCACCAACACGGGATGCGGTGTTCGCCCCAGCAGCGGTTTCGTTGGTGATGGTTAATGCACTCTCTTGGAGTTGGCTTCGTGTTTGTACGCTCATTATGCGAAAGTTGAGTCAAAGGTTAGGTCAAAGACACCCTCTTCGGATGCCTCGTAAACATTGTAAGTAATCGTGTTTGCGTAGGTGTTGAAGCCTATCGTTGCGGTTTGTATAAATGCCAAGCCCGTTTCAACCACCGCAAGGGCTGCTGAAACCGTGCTATTGGTATCGTAAACTTCATACTTATACGAGCCTGTTTCAAGCGACCCCACGGCAAGCGAAAATTGGTCATAGCGGTTGGTATAAGATGACAGGTTTGCAGATTTCAGCAGGGTAAAGTCGGTCGTGGTGTTCTTGGCGATGCTCGTAAGTCGCAAGATGTAGCGGTCCCCGGTACTGGCTCGCTCGGTCCAAGTAACCGTCAGGGTGTTGGTCGTGTTGGGGTTCAGGTAAAGCATCTGCTTGTAAATGTGCGATGCCCCCGAATTTCACAATTTGCGCCCAATCTGCCTGTATAGTTCGGCTCGCT